CATTTTGCCAATCACGTCCTGTCATCCTCTCGTATCTTGTTTAATCACGGGATGAACATGGAGATGGTGTTGGTAAATCCTTTCCTAGCGGTCAGGAAACGCTCTGTGAAGCCTCGTAGGACGGTCTGGGGTAGGGAGCAGGTACAGCAGTTCCTAGAGACGGCATACGGTGATTACAGCACTCGCAATGTGGGTCTGATTGCCCAGATGGCATACGAGTGGTGTCAGCGTCTTGGTGACATGAGATTGCTACAGTGGGATTCTATACAATTTGATAAGGCTCGTGTACATATTGAACAGTCAAAGCGTAGAGCAGAGGTGTTCTTGCCTGTATCCGACGACTTGTTAGAGATGTTGGCACAGCAGCAGGAAGACTTTGGCTTTCAACCCTACGTTGCACCAATGACCGTGCCTATTCGCGGTGTATACAAGCCATACACACTGCATCGCTTGCCTAAAGTGGCACGTAGGATCATGCGTGAGGCTGGCCTACCCGAAGAACTGCGGCTATCTGACCTGCGTCGAACTGGTACAACAGAGATGGTCGATGCTGGTGTCGGTATGGCACAAATTATGTCGGTTACAGGACATGCTAACCCACAGAGTGTGAAGCCATACATGAAAAATACTTTCACTAGTGCAGATTTGGCATTGACGGCTCGTAAAAACCATGATATTTAAACATCGTGATTGCCGAATGAACCAATATATAAACATATATAATGGAGATATGTAATGGATGTACGTACATTTGTAGAAGACTTAGGGATTGCCAGTGGCGAGTCTCGTAGACTTAACTGTCCTATCTGTAAGTCATACAAGACATTCACTGCCACAAATAACATGGGGTCTTTGTTGTGGAACTGTTACAAAGCCTCTTGTAGTGTTAGTGGTTCTGCTCGTACTCGTCTATCTGTGGATGACATCCGTAGGATGAAGACGGTACGTGCCGTAGAGAATGACTTCGTACTTCCTGAGTATATCGTTCCGCATGACAATCGTAGAGATGTCATTGCCTTTGCAGATCAGTGGGGCATTGATCCAGATAATCTCATGTACGATGTCAAAGAACATAGGGCTGTGTTCGTGTGCTATCACGGTAATACACCTGTTGATGCTACTGGCCGTGCGCTAGGCCGTAAGCTGCCTAAGTGGAAAAGATATGGAAATAGTGGCTTGCCATTCATTCATGGAAGTGGTAATGTCGCTGTGGTTGTTGAGGACTGCGTGAGTGCAGTCGTTGTTGGTGAGTACGATTCCTTTGTCGGGGTTGCGATTCTTGGGACTTCCCTCTCTGAATCGCATAAAGGGTATCTCTCGCAGTTCTCGACAGCCGTCATGGCACTCGACCCCGATGCTCTGCCAAAGACACTACAATACGCCAACGAGTTGCGTGGTCACGTGAGGAATGTAAAAGTGCTGCGCTTAAACTACGACATAAAATACCGTAACCCCATGGATGTACAAAAGATGCATCTATTTCAAGACAAAGGAGAAGTGTAATGGAATTATCAATTATCAGGAGCCTGATGGACAAGGAGTTCTACGATGGACATCGTGGTGCTAAGTGTCCCGATCGTCTCTTTAACCCAGAGAACCGCAAGATCAAAAAGACCATTGACTTGGCTATGGATCGCTATGATCGCTCTGTGACACCAGAAGAAGTTGAAGCATTGTTCCTGTCGAGCAATCCCACACTGACACCATCAAACAAACTTGCCTATTCTGCCGTGTTTAACAACATAAAGAAGGAAAGCCCAATGGGCAGCGACGTGGCACAGGAAGTGCTGTCAAAGCTGTTTCAGCAGGTTGTAGGCACCGACATTGCCGAGTTGGGGTTTGAGTACGTCAACGGTGATCAGGGTAGCTTGGAGTCGCTGAGACGGCTGCTTGAGCAGTACAACGATGACTTCCTTCCTGACATGAACGTGGAGTGGGATGACATTGATATTGACACGCTGCTGACCAAGAATGATCTTGAGGCACGTTGGACGTTCAACATTCCTACGCTTGCAGGGCATGTGGAAGGCGTCAATGCCGGACACCTGATTGAGATTGGCGCACGGCCTAACACTGGCAAGACCTCATTCCATGCCAGCTTGATTGCCAGCCCCGGTGGTATGGCAGCACAGGGTGCTAACTGTATTATCCTCTGTAACGAGGAAGGCAGTCACCGTGTTGGCGCACGTTATCTAACAGCAGCCACAGGCATGACCATGCGTGAGGTCAAGGCTAATCCTAGTAAGGCACGTGATCTGTACGCCCCCATCAAAGAGCGTATCAGGATCAAGGATGCCACAGGACGTGATATGTCGTGGGTTGAGTCGGTTTGCAAGACATACAAGCCAGATGTCATTCTTCTTGACATGGGTGATAAGTTTGCACGACAGGGTGGCTTTGCTCGTCCTGACGAAGCACTCAAGGCCAACGCAATACATGCACGTATGATTGCAAAGCAGTACGAGTGTGCTGTGTTTTATATGTCACAGCTTTCTGCAGAGGCAGAGGGCAAGGTCATTCTCAATCAGGCAATGATGGAAGGGTCACGCACAGGCAAGGCAGCAGAGGCTGACCTGATGATCCTGATTGCAAAGAATGCTGTCAAGCAAGATGACGATCCTAACGCTCCAGAAGATTTGCAGCGACACATCAATGTTGTGAAGAATAAGCTGAGTGGATGGCATGGCATTGTACACTGTGAACTAGATTACCGTACAGGAAGGTACATGGTGTGATACAGCAATTTTTGTTTGACCTTGAAGACTACGATCTTGTTGAAGGCGACGGTAAAACCTGTAACAAATGTAAGAAGCACTTGCCTTTCTCTGCTTTTAGCTGGCACTCTGGCGCAAACTACTTGCGTCCTGAATGCAAAAAGTGTAATAGAGAACTGGGCAAGGTTCGTGACGCACTAAGACAGCAGTACGGAATGCCGGGTAAAGACCATACATGCCCAATATGTTTGCAGGGTGAAGACTCTGTTGCTGGCAAAGGCAACATGAAAAACGGGGCATGGGTAATTGATCATTGCCACGACACTGACACATTTAGGGGATGGCTATGCCACAAATGTAATAGATCATTGGGTGGGTTTGACGACAGTGAAGAAGTATTGCAACGAGCAATACAATACTTAAAAGAACACAAGGAGAAAAAGAATGAAACTAACACTTGATGTAGAAAACACGGTGACACACAGAGATGGCAAGATGCACCTTGACCCGTTTGAGCCTACCAATTCGCTTGTAATGGTGGGTATGCTTACAGACCAAGGCCAGTGTCTGACGTTCCCATTTGACCATGCTGACCGTCCCAATCAGGATGATTACTTTGATCGTGTACAGATGATGTTGGATGAAGCTACGATATTGATATGCCACAATGCCCCGCACGATCTTGTATGGCTGTGGGAATCCGGCTTCAAGTATGACGGCCCTGTGTTTGATACGATGCTGGCAGAGTATGTCATGCAGCGTGGACAGAAAGAGCCGCTGTCGCTTGATGCCTGTGCGCAACGATATGAACTAAGTTGGCAGAAGCAGGATACTCTGAAAGAATATTTCAAACAGGGCGTAAGCACCAGAGACATACCATACAATGAACTGACGGAGTATCTTGTTGCTGACCTTCATGCAACACAGGAGTTGTCTGACAGGCAGTATGCAAAGCTAATGAGCAAAGAATATGCAGGTCTAATGGATACTGTTGTTCTGTCTAATCAAGTTGCTGTTGTACTAGCCAAGATTTATCAACGTGGGTTTGAGGTTGATGAGACCGTTCTGAACGAGGTTCGTAAAGAATTTGAATCTGAAAAGTATAAACTCAATGGCGAACTAAAACGAATGGTTCAGCATTTGATGGGGCATCGTCATATCAATCTTAATAGTCCAGAGCAGTTGTCCCAAGTTATATACAGCCGCAAGCCCATTGATAAAGCTATGTGGCAAAACAACTTTGATCCATACATGTCAAAGGAGTCATATAAGGCTGTGATGAAAGAGAACAGTGAGATTGTCTACAAGAAAGAACCAAAGCAATGTGAAGACTGCAAAGGTTCTGGAAAGGTCTATCGCACCCGCAAAGACGGCAGTAAGTATGCTCGTCCCAACAATTGTAAGACATGTGATGGAAATGGTTATGTGTTCGTGGAGTCAGACAGAGTTGCTGGTCTACGCTTCACTGCACCAGACGCTAAGTGGGTAAGTGCTAATGGCTTTACCACAAGCAAGACACATCTTGATATACTGGAAGGCTTTGCTAGGCAGAACGACATGCATGATGCAATCTTGTTCTTGAGTAAGGTTAAGCGTTTGAGTGCGTTGGACACATACCTATCGTCATTTGTTGACGGAATAAATACACATCTTAAAGAAGACGGTAAACTGCATGTCCGTCTCTTACAGCATCGCACGGCCACTGGTCGCTTCTCTGGTGCTGATCCAAACATGCAGAACATGCCACGTGGTGGAACATTCCCTGTAAAGAAAGTGTTCGTATCACGGTGGGAAGGTGGCAAAATTATGGAAGCCGACTTTGCACAGTTGGAGTTCCGTGCCGCTGCTTTCCTATCACAAGATGGAGTTGCAATTGAAGAAGTTTCTACTGGATTTGATGTACACAGTTACACCGCTAAAGTTATTACCGATGCTGGTCAGCCTACGGACAGACAGACTGCGAAGGCGCATACTTTCGCGCCGTTATATGGAGCGACAGGCTATGGAAGAACAAAAGCGGAGGCAGAATACTACACACACTTCACAAAGAAATATAAAGGCATCGCAGATTGGCATTCCCGACTGGCTAAAGAGGCTTTGACAACTAAGATGATTACTACGCCGTCAGGTCGTCAGTATTCATTTCCAAATGTTGTGCGTAAGATGAACGGCACTGTGTCGTATTTTACGCAGATAAAGAATTATCCCGTGCAGGGATTTGCCACGGCAGATATTGTTCCTGTTGTGTTAATTGAGATGGAGAAGAGATTATCAACTATGAAGAGTTGCATTGTTAACACAGTGCATGATTCAGTGGTGATTGACATTCACCCAGAGGAAGAAGAAAAAATTATTTCTCTGGTGAAGAACATGAACGATAATCTTACCGACTTGATTAACAATGCTTTTGCTGTCAAGCTGAATGTTCCTATGCTTTTAGAAGCAAAAATCGGTCCCAACTGGCTTGACACGAAAGATGTGGCATGATATAACTATGGCTCTTGAACTCAAGAAAGGAGTAAAGAAATAATGAGTGAACTAATAAATGTTAACGCTGGCAACTTTGCGGCTTTGGCGAAGCTAACAGGCATCGCTGATGACGGCAAGACTAGCAAGAAAACGAATACCCTAAATCGTCTGCGCATCTGGCATCAGCCAGTCATGGGTCAGGCAGAGGTAAATGGTCGCCTCACAAACGTAGAGACGATTGAAGGTGGTATGTTTCGCCTTGAGATCATTGAAGGGGATTCATCTAAGTTTGTGTACAGCAAGACTGTGACCATGCGTCCGTTCATGCAACGGTTCATGTATCGCAGGTACATTGCTAATAAGAACCCAAAGCCAAACGAGCCGAAGGGTAGCTTCCACCGCACAATCATGGCAGATAGCCTGAACATTGACTTGAAAGATAATACTGGCAAGTTTAATTGCGGCAAGCCTTCTGGGTACATTGAAGACTTCAAAGCACTACCGCCTGACATGCAGGACTTGATCCGGCAGATTAAGCGTGTACGTGTAGTATTTGGTGTGGTAACTATGGATAATCCTGTAGATGCAAATGGTAATGAACTGGACGAAGTGACCACACCTTTCATTTGGGAGATTGATAACAAAGATGCATTCAAGGCTCTTGGTGATGAGTTGGGTGTGTTTGCCCGTCAGGAACGTCTCCCCCTGATGCATAACATTGTGTTCTCAGAGAACATTAAGAATGACCTACCAAATGGTAGCAGCTACTTCACTCCAAAGTGTAAAGCTGATATGTCAGTTGTGCATGAAGTAAAACCAGAGGACGAAGAACTTCTTGGTAACTTCCTTGAATGGGTAAAGAACTTCAATGACTACATCTGCAAGGAGTGGGACGATAAGGCTATGAAGCGCCAAGAAGAGAGTGCCAAAGCCGTACCCGAAGACGAAGCTGAACTTGTAGAAGACTTCATTGAAATTGAAAGTGAGGTAGCATAATGAATCACTCTGCTGAACTGGCGTTGCATAAGTACATGGACGATGCTGCTAAAGGCAAATCCACCATGTCACCTGAAACAATCCAACAAATTGGAAAGGACATCATGGATGCACTTGCTCGTCAGTTTGGCGAGAGGGAGCCAAGAAACTTTAAGTTGCGCATGTCTAATGTTGGTAGGCCTACCTGTCAGCTATGGTTTGAAAAGAACAAGCCAGAGGCAGCGCAACCTAAAGCTGGTAACTTTGTAATGAACATGATGCTTGGAGACATCGTTGAAGCTGTCTTCAAGGGACTACTTACAGAAGCAGGAGTTGAATATGGAGATTCAGATAGTGTTACACTCACTCTGTCAGACGGTACGGAAATCAACGGAACGTATGACCTTGTTATTGATGAGGCTGTGGATGATGTTAAGTCTGCGTCTGACTGGTCTTATCGTAATAAGTTTGACTCCTACGATTCCCTCGCTAGTGGTGATGGCTTTGGCTATATCGGACAGCTTGCTGGCTATGCTAAAGCAACAGGCAAACGTGCTGGGGGTTGGTGGGTAGTCAACAAGGCCAATGGCAAGTTTAAATATATTCCTGCCACGGGCATTGACATTGACAAAGAGGTAGCCCACATTGAAGAAACCGCAAAGAAGGTAGAGGCAAACGAGTTTGAACGGTGCTTTGAACCAGAAGATGAATACTTCTACAAGAAGCCTACTGGCAACAAAGTTCTAAACAAGAACTGTACCTTTTGCGATTATAGGAATGCTTGCTGGCCCAATCTGATTGAGGCACCGCAAGTGAAATCAAAAGCCAAGTTTCCTAAACTTGTGCAGTATGTCGAACTTAAAGAGGAGTATGTAAATGGATGACAAACTTGAACTTGACGCTCTCACAGAAGAGATTAAACTTACTGAACAGAAACTTAGCGACTTGCGTAAGGAATATCGTGAACGCAAAACTGCTGGAGTTCGTGCTGCTATTGAAGCGCGTAATGAAGCAGATAAAGTTCTCCGCGAAGAACTAAGAGCCATTGGCTACCGTGACCCCCTTGACTTTTGGCGGGGTAGAGGGCTGTAGTGACTAACTATAAAGCCTTCCGTGCAGCACGTAAGTACGGGTATCGTAGCGGACTAGAGCATAAGCTGTCCCTCTATCTTG